GTACTGGATGGAAGAAAGACGGATTCGGCGGAGAGATGCCTTGTGCTGGAGATCCATCAGTGGGGCAGCCATCCACTCCCCAGCCTTATGTTTTGGATTCAGGTGGCGACGAAGCGGCGGTAAAACTCTTAGAACCAAAGGCTCACATTGGCTGGTATAAATCATCTAAACAGTGTGCGGTGTTTGGTGATAATCGCGGCATCGAGTGGACTGGTCCGATGCTATCGGGATGGCATGACAACGCTGTCGATGCATGGGCGGATGCAGCCTCTTTCCTGCCCTCGCGGTGGATTAATGCATTGCCAGAGTATCAGCGAAAGTATATTCACGACATAGAGACACAATGCGACCATACGGGGACGCAACAATCCCTAGCGTATATCACAGAACAAAGAGACGCTTTAGCTCTACGAGTTGAAGAATTGCAGTGTGCTGGGGGACGTAGTGAGCCCGCGCAGACGAAAGCGAAGCCCGTACAGCCGGAATGGATGGACGACAATATTTTGATTTGCGACCGCCATTCGATCACCTTCACCAAAGAACAGGATGAGTGCTTTGTCTGTACGAATCGCGCACCCTATGAGTTTGAGTCAGCGGAGGAGTGGTCAGAACGTGTTGGGCTTACCAAGGACGGATTCTGGATTGTGCCGTCTATTTCCCTCAGTAAATTTTCTAACCGCTACGCCTCAGAACGTCAGCCCAAGAGGAGGGGATGATGCCTACACAAGATTTAACTAGACGTGACTTTATCTCACAGACCGCCGCAATTGGCATTACGACCGGGCTTTCAGTAGGTGCAGCCCCAAATGATCGTGAATATGAAATTTGCAAGCAGCGTGGTCATGTAGCAACCATTTGGGGAAATACGCATGGTGTAATTTCTTCTCCGGCTGTATTCACCATTACACCTGATAGGCCAAGTCAGATTGGCTATAATCTGCGGACGGAAACTTCATGGGAAACGTGCTTCTATTGCAAGCGTCAGTTTCGCTTCGTGACAACAATGGAAGAACAATGAGCCAGCCTACACCGCTATGTCCAAAATGCAAGAAACCACTTAAGCGTGTGCGTCAGGGCGCAAATTCCATGCTTAATAATGAATATCAGTTCGATGCAGTAAAGGCAGGGGATTGGTTCTGTGAGTGTCACAACAATGAGCGGGGCAATCTCCCGTATGCCTATTTCTGGGATAAAGAAGTTCAGGAGGAAGTATGAGCCAGCCTTCACCGCAGGAACAGGAAGTAGAACGGGCACGGGCGTGGTATTTGCCGTGGTACAGACGAACGTATCCGAATAGCAAAGTCCCCGATGATTTCATTCTGGATAGAGTTAAAACTGACGATGAGTGCTTGTTTACTTACGCCGCCGACTACCACGCCCAAGCCAGCGCAGACATTGCGGAAAAGATTGTTGACGCTGCTGGTCGATTCTGTGACTCAGAGCCACTGACCATCGACCTTGAAGGATGCACGCATTGCCAAGCTGGAGGAGGCGTGAAAAAGTTTCTTGACAAATACCTTGAAGTCCGGTATTATAGTAGTTGTAGGGCAACCTAACGGTGCCACCGGGTGGTCAAACAGGGTAAGGTCTTCGTAAGGTCTTCGTAAGCTACGAAGGAGTTTGGCAGAAGGTGGAGTCCATCGGCGATGCAGTCGGGCAGGGATTTCTAGATACCTGTGCCCTACAAAAGTTTCTTGACAAATACCTGAAGTCCCGGTATTGTAGTACCCAGAAGCAAAATGCGCGCTTACCCACTTCGTGGGCGTAAAGCACGCGACCGTACCGGGAAAGAAAGTGTCCTCCTGCAACGTATGGTGGTAGCGTTGGGGACTATATCCAACCACCCGACTTTGCCCTTGAGTGGGCGATAGCGTGGCGCTGCTAAAATGTGCTGACTGCAACGTATGGTGGTAGCGTTGGGTCTATTAGCCTTCCACCTAATTTAACTTAGGAGCTAGAAATGACGTAGAAGAACCCTTACATTTATGTGTTTGTTAGACAAGATTTTCCCAAAGATAATCTTGCTCAACAAATCGTGCAGTCCAACCATGCCACCTTCGAGATGGCAAAACGCCTCACCAACTACGGTGAAATCCCTTCACTGGTACTCATCGGTACTCCCGATAAGACCACCCTCGAAGCTATCGCAGAACGTCTCCAGCGTTACGGCATTGACTACGAGGCTTTCTACGAGTCCGACAATGGTACGGGTCTCTCCGCCATTGCCACCTACCCCATCACCAAAAATAAGCAGCGTCACGCTCTCGGTATGTATCGTCTCTGGACGGCACAGGAGGCTTCCTATGCCACAGTCTAAAATGGCGTGTCTCTGGTGCCAGCAGCCCATTTACTACTCGTGGGGGGCTAAGGCATGGGCTCACGAGGGCAACCGTCCCTCCAAGGTCGCTGCCCAGAGAGGTATGCGGGGCTGTCTTCCGTCCACGTGGGCGAAGTGGATTCCCTGCGAAGATGCGGAGGGGAGACTCATCGGCAAAGATGCCACCTACGAACCCGAACCCAACACCGAAGGAGTTGGAATATGACTATCACACTGAAGGAACCCACACAGCCGTTGGTGCTGCTGGATACGGATAGGAACAAACGTTTGATGGCTTTGCAGGGTTACATCATGCTCATCAAGAAACCGAACGACCCGCAGCTTTACGGTCCGGTGGAGAACTCATTCAGCCTCGGTGTGGAGCCCAACCGTACCTTCTTTTTCTGGACGAGTCTGGCCATGGGCATTGACGGCTGGGCTTGGGTGAACGAAGATGTAGCCTATTGGAAGAAGCAGTACCCGGATTGGGAGTTCACTATCTATGACGCCCGCGACGAGGCTATTCCTGTGACCCTTAATTGGGAACTGTGGCTCGATGCTCATGAACGGTCTAGCGAGACGCTCAGCGGCATCAAGAACAAGCACGAAGCCCGTAATCTCCGCTTCACGCCGAAGGGTACGATAGACAGCCGAAAGGTTGCTCCAGCCCTGAAGATGAACATCACGACTTACTCACTGAAGCAGCCCAAGGAGGCTCTATGAACACCACACCGACACCCGGCATTGAACTTTTGATTCGCACCGACGCACTCCGCAAGATTCTTAACGACGACCCGGACACCCGTCTCAAGCTTCAGAGCATGGCGTGTGAGAAGATTGCCGAGGAGCTTAAACGCAAGGCCATTTCTCAGTTTGAGCCGCAGATACAGAGCATCATCAACAAGGCGATTGCTGACTGCAACATGACGCTCGCCAGCAAGTACAAGTTCCCGGCAGAAGCCAAGGCCATTATCGAGGAGCTGGCGAAGGAGAACGTGCAGACCTACTTCAAAGCGGAAATCAAACGCTGGGAAGCTACCATCAACGAGTTCTTCGCCGCCAAGCAAGCTGAGGCCAACGCACAGACTGAGGCCAAAGTCATGGAGACTATCGAGAAGATGCGTCCCTTGATTCGCCAACAGGCTCGTGAGGAGTTCATCGCCACGCTTGAAGCCGTGCAGGGGGCAAAATGACGTAGGTGGAAGAGAACCTCAAGCGGCTGGCCGAAGCGTTAATCAGTAGGGCATTTGTCTCCCACCGGGAGTATGAGGAATGCCGCTATTGTCGGGATACACAGAACGGGATGCAGGACATTGAGCATGATAGTGAATGCCCGGTACTCCTAGCCCAGGAGATACTCAGGGAATAAAAATACGGTACACTCCGAAAGAGATTGACGAATCCTCGGAGTGTACCGTATTATCTATTTGTATGCAGCGGCTGGGTCGGGGATGCAAAGTTACATCCCCTGTAAATTTTGGGGGGCTGATTGAAATATGAGTACATCGGATACGACTACAAACGAAAATGTTACAGATTGGACAGCCCTCTACCAGCCGGTGATCGCACCGGGCGGACGGACGAATCCCTCTAAGAGTGGCTTCGCTACTAGAGAAGAGGCGATGGCGTACGCCCTTGACGACATGTGTGACACATGCAAGGAGGAGCGGCGGAAGGCTCTGGCCGGGGAAGAGCAGGATGAGGAGTTCGAGTTCCGTCCATTGAAGTACCCCGGCTGTTTCTACGAATGGCTATTTGTACCCACCAGCAGCCTCGACAAACCATACGAAGAAATAATGGAAGACGCAGGTTGGAAATTGGTGTACAGCAAGATACCTGAACAGAAAGAGGACACCAAGTGATCGCACAGGCTCTTTTGGCGAGGCAAGCCCAGTTCGATACTTACGAGGCGTGGGTACTGATGGGTATCGGATTCTTCCTGCTCCTCTCGGCGTACTTCATCAACAAGTTTCGTAAGAAATTCGTGGCAGTAAATAATTTGTAGACAAACTGGGTTAGCCCTGGGTATTATAGCTTCTTAGCGGGTCACAATCGGTATGGGTTGGATAGCAGCAGCCCAGTCTGATGATGGTACACGGAGACCGACTGACGGAAGTCGAGGCTCGAAGGGAGCAGCAAATTGCCCATAAAGAAACATAAACCCATCGCGGAAGCGGAGCACGGGTCTGACTACCAGAAAATTCTGGATGCACAGGCGAGTCAGATAAACGACCAGCTCAAAGGTGGGCTGAAGGTTTGCCATATACACTTCGCTGGTTCGACCAAGGTTCGCATTATCGCTGCCCGAGTGAAGAACGACGAGCTACAGGGTCTGCCAATGTACGCTGCGAGGCACAAGGAAGATGAGGGGTTCTGGCACACCATCCCAACCGGGAGTCGTATCGACATCAGCTAATAAGCCGCGCCCGTGTACGTAGCGATTAACGTAGCGGTCTCTAAAACCGAACACGAGAGTTTGAATCTCTCCGGGCGCACCAACCTTAATAATGCCCCCGTAGCTCAGTGGCAGAGCCAGCACTTCTAAATTGCTAGGTCGTGGGTCCGATTCCCACCGGGGGTTCCAAAGTTTAGGAGTGCGATACTAGCGAGGAGAACATGATTAAGGATATCCCCCCCGGCCAGCGACTGCTGAAGTTGGGATGCAAACCGATTGACCGTCATAATTTGGTGGAACTATTGGGTGACACCTCCGACCAGCAGAATAGGGCACTGACCGAGCGGATGTTGGCTGAGGCGAAGGCTAAAAATCCCGGTGTTGAAGTCCGTGTGGTGGATGAAGTGGATGAATACGATCATCGAGCGAACTACATTTTTATCGCTCGTGAGCGGGACTTTGTCTGGTACATCTCAATTTCTCGTTTAGTGTGGCATTCATCACCACGCCTTGCTCAGAACCTCCAGCTTGCTCTTGGCCCAGCCGCCCAGCCACCGATATCGCGGCTATCATTGTGAACTTGGGTAGAAGCGGTAGCGGTCTGGCTGGTCGGCGTCTGGCACATCTTCTGGTGGGCACATTCTAGCCGATGGAAAAATAATTCAGAAATGAATTGACAGAAATTGCAAAAGCTGGGTATTATATAACAGTGGACAATGGAGCTGACAGTTTCTAGTCTACATACCCAGTCGCCATGATTTTGAACCAGTCCCGGCGAGGCTTAGGGAAATCTGAGACTGGGTGCCAAGTGAGGGGCGGGTTAACGCCCACCCCTTGCACCATGTGGGTGGTTGATGAAAGTCAGCCACCCACACCAAATACCTCTAGCCCCAGTTACATCCCCGGAAGGTATCGGGGTTCGATTGAAATAAAAGAGAGAAAATGACGCAATCGACGCAAACCCGAATTACCACAACGACTACCACCATTATTGGTGGAGGCGGCGGGATTCTGCGCGAGGGTTTGGACAACTAAGTCCAACAAGCGCTAATTCAGAGCCGCCCTAAACAGGCGGCTCTTTCCATTTGGAGAAAATGTCATGGCGCACTTCGAGCAGCATTGCAGAGATTGTGAGCGGCTCCTCGGTGAGCGGTTTGAGAATGTCAATCACTGGATTGACGAACTGTTCCGGCAGTACGGAGCCAATCATCGTAGGCATCGGCATCACTGGGGCGGTGTTCGTGAGGCACACAGGCTCTTTGGTGAGGCTGGAGCCAAGGCGGCGATAGTTCACATCGTCCGGGACTGTGGGGACGTTCCCCGTGAGCGGGATTACGATAAGACGAATCTCGGCATCATCATCGCTCCTGAGTATCTGATGTATGACGGAGTAGAACGCGCACCGGAGAAGTTTGCTCAAGCGGTGAATCAAGCTTGGGAGAAGTACGCAGACTATCGCGGATGAGTTTGAAACGCCCGTGTGGCTCAGTGGTAGCGCACACCCCTGATAAGGGTGGGGTCGTTGGTTCGATTCCAACCACGGGCACCAGTATCTTAGCGAGAGATGTTAGTTAGTGGTTTTTGAGCTACCGCTATCTTAGGCATGAAGACATGCCAACTGTGTGGAAACGAATTCTCTCTCAAGGTAGTTGTGGACGGCAAGGTGAAAAACATGCAGAACAGGAAGTTCTGCCTGAAGTGCTCACCATTCGGAGCCCACAACACAAGAACATTGAGCCATAATGATAACGGTGAACTGGCTACGGTTGAAATCGCTAGGAGCGAACAGGGGTTGTTGACATGCTCCCGGTGTAGCCGAGAGTACGTGTATGACCGTAAGAAGGGGCACCACCTGACTTTGTGCAACTCGTGTTCAGCTAATCGACAACGAACGCGAGTGAAACAAAGGTGTGTAGATTACAAAGGCGGGGCGTGCCTGAAGTGCGGCTACAAGAAGGCGTTGCGGTCACTCGGATTTCATCACCGAGACCCCAATGAAAAAGAGTTTACATTCTCGGGTAAGATGTCTTGGGCGTGGCAGCGGTTAGTGCAAGAGTTGGACAAGTGCGATTTGCTTTGTTCCAATTGCCATGGCGAGACTCACGAAGAGATTGATAGTTATGCACCTGTCGTCTAGTGTTAAGGCCCACAGCCGATTACTGTGAGACAGAGGTTAGATTCCTCTCAGGTGTACCAAATTCTACGCGCAACTAGATCGCAATATACAGGCGATACGCGCAATTAAAGAGGTTACGCGCAATATAGATTTGCTGACGTGGCACAGCGGCGACTGCACCTGTTTCGTAATCAGGCTGGTTATCTAACCACACGGGAGTTCGAGTCTCCCCGTCAGCTCCAAGTTCTACTTGTTGAGGCTAAATTCAGTATTAACCATGGAGGTATCCATGGCTAAGAAGAAAGTAAAGTTGTGCTACCACTGCAAGTGTAACCACAAGCGGTTTAAAGAGGGTGGAGTTTTCTACTCCTATAAAGAGAGCAACGGACTGGATTAGCCCCCTGCCGCTATTGACAAGTTTCGCAAGGACACCACGGCAAAGGTGAAGTCCATCATCAAGAACCAGCAGACCATTCTGGCTATTTTGAAGGACAAGGTCGATATCATCAAGAAGGCCACGGAGCCTCAGGATATCGAAAGAGCACTGGAAAGTGCCAATTACTATAGAAGGTAGCGGGTACTCGCCGGATGCCCATGGGGTTGCTGGCGGAGATAGACGGCACTCAAGAAGGTTTAGAATTTGCACCGTTAATTCAATGCTAGAACGCTTCTTTGGTAAAGAAGGTACGAGGGTCGGATTCCCTCACGGTGCTCCAAAATCGCTGGGTTAGCTCAGTTGGTAGAGCATCCGCCTTGTAAGCGGAAGGTTCATCGGTTCGAGGCCGATACCCAGCTCCAATTTTTAGTAAGACTGCCAGCCGCCTATCGCGTTGGTAACCACCACCCAATGGAGGGAGAATTTTATGGCTGCGGAGCTCAGTGAAGAAGGAAGATTTCCAGCCGTTCAAACGATCAGCCAAGCTGAGTATACTCGCTTTGTGACGATCTGCCAGAACGCGCCCGCGCCAACAGCAAAGCTCCGGGCGCTGCTGAAGTCTCAAACAAACCCCTCGTCCAAGAGTATAAAAAATTTGTAGACAAATCCTCTAGAGTAGTCTAGTATTAGTTGTTGTTCTACTCTAGGACTGAAGGGAAGATATGTCACATTTTACTGTTCTGGTGGTTGGCGAGGATGTGGACAAGCAGTTAGCTCCTTATCATGAATTCGAATGTACTGGTGAGGATAACGAGTACGTTCAGGATGTAGACAGTACCGAAGAGGCAAAGCAAGCGTATGAGTCCCACCTTCATGGCTTCATCAAGGGTGCAACCTTCTTGGAGTTCGTACAGGACTACTACGGCAGGAAGTCCGTACTGTTTGGTGAAAAGCCTGATCTCGCTGAAGAGCACAAGTATGGCTATGTTCTCTTGGATGAGAATGGCGATGTTGCCAAAGTCATCAACCGAACAAACCCCAACAAGAAGTGGGACTGGTATCAGATTGGTGGCCGCTGGAACGGATTCTTCAAGCTGAAGGCGGGGTTGACCGGGGTACAGGGTGAGTGTGGCGTTCCGGCGTTATTCGACCCGGATTACAAGCCACCCACCGCTGACCGAGCTGACCAGTGCTTCAAAGGGGACATCGACATCGAAGCGATGCGTGATGAGGCAGGTGCTACGGCGGCGAAGAACTATGACTTGTTCGCTAGCGTCATCGAAGGGCTCCCCCCAATAGTTTCTTGGGAGGAAATCCTTGAGAAGCACGGTCTTGAGAACATTGACGCTGCCCGAGATGAGTCGGCCAGACTGGTTCATATCCTGTACCATGCTCAGCCAGCCGTCAAGGCGCTTAGAGAGAACAAAGATACGGTGTGGTTCGAGCCGAATAATTTTGCATGCAGCCGTGAGGAGTACATCCAGACAGCTCGTGATGGTGCCCTGATGACCTTCGCTATCGTCAAGGATGGCAAGTGGCACGAGCGTGGTAAGATGGGCTGGTTTGCTTTTGTCTCCAATGAGAAGGAATCTGGGGAGTGGGAGAGCGAGTTCAACGCTCTGATTGATAGTGCCCCTGCCTATACTCTGTTCACAGTGGTTGACTGCCACATTTAGTCGGGGGAGTTGACTTTCTCCTCCGGCTGGTGATTGTAGGGAAGTAGCTCAATGGTAGAGCGGCAGACTTTGAATCTGTAGGTTGTGGGTTCGAGTCCCACCTTCCCTGCCAATGTTTCACGGCTGCTGAGCTTGGGTAGTTACAGGAGATCAACTAATGCGAGCCTTCAACGTGTACCTCGCCGGGAAGAAGATTGACACCGTATTTTACAGCGGACAAGGGGCGGCCACGGTTGACCGTGAGGAAGTCCGCACCAGCCTAATAAACCATGACGGCTATGACCCGGGAATCACCGTCCGAGAAGATCACAAGAGCACCAATTAACAATGTATAGCTAGATGAACTACGAATCTCACTAGTATGGCTGAAGAATTTAAAACGTGTCGCTCCTGTAAAGGCACCGGGGAAGTACGCTCCTGCGATAAGGACGCCTCCCCAGCCACAAAAATGTCTGGTGAGATTATGGTGGAGCCGGGTCGGTCAGTTTGTGCCAAGTGCCATGGCTGTGGGGTTAAATACAGTAAAGAGCCCACGTCAAAAACGTAGGCTCCCGGTTAGAGTTTAGTAAAAGATTGGGTGGTCTTCGACCTTTGCCGCCGCCGAGAAGAAGATGTAAGCCTTCGCAGTACGGTCATAGCGATAGAGACAAAGTCGCAGGTGAAGTAGACGACCTTTACCCACAGGGATGTTTATCCCGAACCCGAGGGGGAACATGAAATATACTGAAATCGGGTCGTAGGGGCAAGAGAACGTGAGTTTCTGAGACAGCCATGGAGCTAAACCCCATAGGGTTAGCCACCGGGAATCAGAACCTTCGTACGGAAAGCCTTGGTTTGCCATTTTGGAACCTCCTATAGGAGGAACCGAAAGTTAGGAAGCAATGTGTCCCAGTGGATTGACCCACGTAGAGAACTCGACTGTCAAAAGATTAAGCTTATTCCGTTTGATGAACAGACGGTGGAATTCTTAGAGGCACGGGATGAGACGGTGCGACAGATTTGCCTCGGTCTGGGGCTCAGCCCAGCCGTATTGGGAGTGAAAAAGGAGAATTTGCATGGCTAACAAAACCAAGCCCATCCACACCGTGTAACTAGTGGACGGCATAGGAGTAAGCCAATGCATCCCTCTAACCGTGCCGAACGTAGGCAGGAACGTGAGCGTGTCATCGCTCGTCGCAAGTTCATCCATGACCACATCTGGTTTCAATCCCAACACCACACCGACCCCACTGTCATGCCATGGGCACAACACCCGCCCTTCTCAGAATTTGGCCGTTATGCCAAGTTCAACCTAAGCTGCGGGTGTATGGGCTGCCACTGTGCGAAACACTGGTACAAAGATAGACGCCGCCGTGCCCTTAAAGTATCCGATTCAGTGGCTGACCACCGCAAACGGGATAAGGTAGCCGGAAAATAGTAGACAAATTGGGCACTACCCCCGTATACTACAAATATGAGAAAGTACAAGTACGTGTTCTGCGGTTCGATGTACAAGCTGACGGGACAGTGTTGCAGTGGGCGGCGAACTCGCTCCTGATCTTAACCGCAACCTGGCCGACTATCGCTTTACGCTGGCTGGCGAGAACGACGAAGATGCAGAGGAATTCGACAGGCTGTATAAACAGAACGTCCGCGACTGGCGGAAACTGTAGTCCATTAACTGGACAGGTTAATGCGCGGCCCCGGTCACAAGTCCGAGGCACACATTAGGAGGGTAAAATGCTTACCACGATTCCATTTTCAGGCTTCTACGAGTCAATGCACGACGGCAAGCTGGACCGTGCTCTCGAAAACATGACAAGCGATAGCTCAGGCTGGCATCCAATCTCTGACAAAATTGCAGAGGATATCTGGACAAACGTAAATTGGGGCGATGCGATGAAAGCATACGCCAAGCTGTACACGGAAAACTTCGCGTTTTGGTTCAAGTGTGAATACGATGTGGCTCTCGAATGGGAGAGCATGACCTCGCCGCGTGAGTACAACTTCACTACGGACAGAATCTTCTGCACCATGTCCGAGGATGACGCGGTGCGGCTGTGCAGCAAAGTTAAGAAAGAGATGTTCCGCGCTGCGGCTAAGGAAAATTTCACATCCTACGATGGTTTTATCTCACACTACTCGCCGGACTGGAAGTCATGGGGCGAGCTGCGGACATGGGATCACAACCAACTCGGTACACTGGTAAAGGCTGCCGTCGCACAACTCGACGATGAAAACTGGCAGTGGAATCTGATCGAAGATATCGACTCGAATGGGGATGTCAGCAATTTGATGTATGAAGCCTTAACCGATGAAGGTAAACGGCTGGTCAAGATTGCGGATTACCTCAGAGCGCGAGAAGCACGCAGGAGTCTAGCACGATAACAGTCCATTAACTGGATTGTATCGTACGAAACACTGGAGGATAAAATGGAAACATGGTATGCAAAACCTACGGGATGCGGGGGCCAAGCACTACCCTGACCACGGCGACTCTGACCACGGCGACTCTGACCACGGCGACTGTGTCGAATGTCGGGCGTTGCAAGAGGATTTGGACTGTGGTTTTGATTACGGGGACGACGGAGACTATGATTACGGTGATGACCAATGAATGATATCTTCGAATGGTTTTTTTGTCCAGTTCACGGGCTCTTCCGCCCAGATAACTGGGTGTTCATCCCCCTCGCAATCTCCGGTGGACTGTACGCCGTAAAAAGTTGTTGGTACAAAGTGGTGAACAAACTGAAATGAAAAAGACATTGGACAAATCGACGCTGGTAAAGAATATGTCACGGGCGACGTTTGGCACTGTGGCGACGACCAGAGTTGTTCCCAATGCCAAGGACAAGGCTGCACACAGGGGCTCGAAGCACCCCAAGCGTGACCTTGAACAGGAGGACACCTTTGAAAGAAAAAACTGAAGGTAAGAATCGCGACCTCGGGAACTATTCCGACCTCGCCAACTACATCCTCCACCCGGACGGGGCAAAAGGAACCTCCTGTGTTATCCCTCGTACGGGTGAAGTTATTCATGAGTTGAAAATCTGGCCGAAGCAGTTTGAGGCAGTGGTGAGCCTCCATAAGACCCATGAGGTTCGCAAGAATGACCGTTGCTTCATTTCGGGGGATCGTATCAACCTGAGAGAGTATGACCCGGATACCAAAACCTACACCGGGCAGACCTGTCTTGTACTTATCACCCACGTCACCCCGGCTGGTAGTTTTGGCCTACCCAATGACCTCTGCGTCTTGAGTATAAAAGTGGAAGAGTGGGCTCTTCCCAATGCGGAGTTTACCTCAGAATAGTGTATTATCAGGGTATGGGATACTACCGCTGTATAATCAAATGGTTGGTTGGAATTGATTGGAGTTCCAATCTCTTTGTCGGCTGAAGAGAGGAAGGAATTTGTGATAACCGCTAAAGACCTGCAAAAATTTGAACATCTTAGAGGGTTGATACGCGCTGGGGAGTATGTTCCTTACCGGGATGCAGTAGTACGTTATAGGGCGGAGCTTTCCGTTTTAAAGCGCACTAATGAGTCTGACCTTTGGAAAGAGCTGGGTAAGCAGGTGTTTGAACCCGCCTATAACAAATTCATCCTCAAACCTCAAGGCATCAAAGCTGAGTTGAGGCGGGGGTTTTCAGAAGATTTCATTTACAATAATGAGAAACATGACGTAAAAGAAGAGAGTGCCCCCTTCTTTAAGTATAACTGGGTGTTTACCCGAAGTTTTGACCGAGACGACAACTATAAGTATCCCCCTGATGTTTGGTTTGATTTTTATCACATCCGCATGCCCGGTAGCCAACACTTGGTTGACGGTAAGCTTAAAACTTATGGGGGGCAGGCAGTTGATGTGGTCTGCCGCTGCACCGCAGGGGAGTTAAAGAACATCATCAAAGCACGACAGCCCATCCTTGAACCATATAAAAGTCGAGAGAAGGAAGCCCCCCAAAGCGGCAATGAGTCCCAAAGGTATGTATTGGACATCCGCTGGATTCCGATGTGGTTGCGGTTTAACGGGGTTAAGTTTGTGCCAAGTGCATGGACAACGTCAGAAATGGGTTGCACGGAGTTAGATTGAAGATTATGTATATACCTGACCTTCCTTCATTCATGTCATCGCTTAACGATGAACAGCGGCTTGCTGTAGAGCACCCCCTAGGTTCTCCCGCTGCTATTATTGCAGGTGCGGGTAGTGGTAAAACAAAATGTTTACAGTCGAGGGTAGTTTGGTTAATCGCCAATGGAGTACCTCCTAATAAGATTCTCGTGGTCACATTTACCAACAAAGCCGCTAATGAGATAGCGGAAAGAGTATTGAAAGCTATTCCCGGCATTGAGAGTGGACCGATGCCGAAGATGTCCACTATTCATTCACTGGCGTTGTCAGCTATTCGCAGAAATCCTCTAGGGTTCGGCCTCCAAGAGAAGGTCACTCCACTGGACGATTACGACCAATCAGTAATGATGAAAAAAATCATGGATAGAGAGGTTAAGCCAGAGATAGACGGGGATATCAATGTCTATCGTTTGCTGGAGAACATTGAGTATCACCGAGCCCGTGGGGTCGGATTTGCTGTTGATTACACCGATGAGGTACACGATGAAGCTTTAGTTAGTCATGCGGGTTATCATGCTTTGGAGCCCATTGAAATCAAGCTGTGGACGCTATTCGAGATTGAGAAGACAAAAAACGGAGTGGTGGATTTTTCGGATATGCTTCACTTAGTAGTACGGAGAGGGAGAACTGACCCGGTATGGTTGGGAAAACTCCAACGCCAGTTTGATGTTGTATTGCAGGATGAAACGCAGGATACCTCGATTGTTCAGTGGGAGTTTATCAACATGCTGCTCCCTCCCGGCAACTACAACATGTTTTGCGTAGGGGATGTCAGCCAAAGTATCATGTCGTTCAACGGGAGTTGTCCCCAACTTCTGATTGACTATAGTCAAGGGTGGCGGGGGGTAGTGCCCAGCTTGTACCGTATCGCCCGGAACCACCGGAGCGTACCTGAGATTGTGCGCTTGGCTAATTCTATACAGGCAAAGATGACGGCAACCATTCCACTTAAGATGGAATCATGGCGTGGACTGAACAATGAGAAGGGTACAACGAAGCTTCTCAAAGCCAACCTACCCACCGATATCGCTGGGGCAATTGCCTCGGAGATTTATCGTGGAAGTCAGGATAGGAAGAACCCAATCCCGTTCCGCGATAATTGCATTTTGGTTCGCAGTGCGATTCAGATTCGCGACCTGGAAGGGGCGCTCGTTCGCTTCCGTATCCCCTATATCGTTCGGGGTGGTCGTGGGTTACTTCAGACGGAAGAGATTCGTGACCTGCTCTCCTACCTTCGGCTGGTCACCAACCCGAATGATTTCACGGCCATGGTTCGTGCCCTTGGCGTGCCCAAAAGAGGTGTCGGCGAGGTGGCTCTGGAGAAGATTCGCAAGGTCTCCAACGAGCAGTATGGAGGTAACCTCATTGATGGCTGTTCTGTAATCACTAAGCTGACTATGTTCCAGCAGGACATGCGGGAAATCTCCCAGCTTCGTACGCAGCCGCTAGAGGCTCTGAACAAAATCATCCAGCTCACCGACTACCGCAACTACATCATTAAAAAGTATGCCAAGGATAAGGACAAGGTGAAGGCGAAGCAGGAGAACATTGACCGCTTCCTATTGCTCGTCACCGGGCTGCTGGCTGAATCTCAGATGACCACCGAAGACCTCGTTTTCCAACTCACCCTAGACCGTGGCCGAGAAAACGACAAGGATGGCATGGTCACGATCTCCACCATTCACTCTGCCAAGGGGTTAGAATGGGGTAAATGTTTTGTATCAAATGTGGTGGAAGGAAGTTTGCCACATCGCTTCAGTATGGGAAGCGAGAGCGAAATTCAGGAAGAAATGCGTCTATTTTATGTAGCTGTCACCCGCGCTCGTGACTCTCTTACTCTTTGTGCTCATGCCATGGAACAACAAGGGTCTAACACCAGAGCCGTAGCTCCTTCGAGATTCCTGCATATGTTAGGTCTAGTTTGATTGTTAGTCATTAGTTGACTTTCTACCTACTGCCACCCGCATGAAGGAATAATTGAGTGTAAAAACGGGTCGTATGGTGGTACAGTAATACTACGGGAGCTACACCCGGAGAAGAGGAACCATGATTAAGCCTGATATCGGTATCGTTGTCGGACGGTTCCAAGTCCACGAACTACACGAGGGACATCTGGAACTCTTCCGCATCGTCAAGAGCCGTCACAACCGGGTAGCTGTGTTCTTGGGCTGCACCAAGACGGGGCCGAATCGGAAGAATCCTTTGGACTATGAAACCCGCGAGAAGATGATTCATGATGACTTCCCCGATTTCACTGTCCATGCCTTACAGGACAAGAAGACCGACGAGGAGTGGAGCCGGGAGCTGGACGCCCGCATTGACGACATCATTGGCGGCGGACCCGCTTCGGTAACCTTGTACGGTTCACGGGACAGCTTCGCCCCACACTACCACGGCAAGCACAAAGTCAAGGAACTCGACATCGAGGTTCCCCCCTCCCTCAACGGTACTGACATCCGCGCCCGCTTGACCAGCCAGATTAAAAAGTCGGCTGACTTCCGGGCGGGAAACATCTACAACGCTGGCCTTGGGTATCCTCACTGCATCCCCACCGTGGATGTGGCCATTCATCACGACAAGCACATTCTCGTTGGACGCAAACCGGGCGAACCCGGCTGGCGGTTTATCGGCGGACACGCTGAGGTCACAACTGACTCCTACGAGGAGGACGCCAAGAAGGAGGCCATGGAAGAGAGTGGTCTGCCCATCTCAAACGTCACATACATCGGCTCCAAGCGGATTGATGACTGGCGTCATCGTGGTACCGAGAACGGCATCAAGACGGCTTTCTTCCTCGCTGAGTCGATGACCTTCGGCGGTACTGGAGCGGATGACATTGAAGAGGTTCACTGGCTCCCACTCGATGAGATGAAGCCGGAAGATTTTGAACCGGAGCATCAGCCGCTGGTGGTGATGTTGACTACCTACCTCATCAACGCGACGAAGCGGGAGGAGGCATACACCGGAGTTGACAAGAAGCTTAGATTGATGTTCCGCAAGTTGGGTACAGAGGGCAATTTGACGGGCAAGGAGCTTGATGCATTCATTGAATCAGGCGTAAAGAAGTTTTGCCAAAGCGCATTCGAAAGGAGAGGATAACATCATGGCACTATCGAAAATGTCCACAACCATTGACGGCAAGAGTGACCTTTACAAATACTCCCACTGGAGAGGCTACCCAAAAGGTACTCGTTTCGTTGAATCCTACCTCGAATTCCGTGTTGGTGCCAAGTATCGGCAGGTTGTTCCCTACGGCCTCCAGTACATCATGGAGGAATACCTCGCTGGGGTTCGCATAACCAAAGACGAGGTTCTTCGCCGCAATAAGAAGGTCACAGAGATGATGGGCGAAGGCGTATTCAACTTGAAGGGTTGGTTGGAAATGCTTGAAGCCCATGACGGTCGTATCCCGATTCGCATCAAGGCGATTCCTGAGGGCACCGTGATGGACACTTCAAACGCCATGGTCGTGGTTGAGAACACAGACCCGCGTTTTCCTTGGATTACAAATTTCTGTGAAACCTCCATCATGAAACTGTGGTACCCATCCACTGTTTCCAGTGGGCAGTTTGCAAGGCGGCAGATGTTCCTCGCTTTTCTGCACAAGACCGGCGACCCCAATCTCATCGACTACAAGTGGGTGGACTTTGGCTATCGCGGGGTTTCTTCAGAGGAGTCTGCGGCTCTGGGTGGCTCGGCTCACTTGCTTAGCTTCCGTTCGAGTGACACGATGATTTCTGATGATTTCGTGGAAGCTTATTACGGCTCTGACCACGTGCAGATGGGTAGCGTCCCAGCCTCGGAGCACTCCACTATGACCACGTGGGGTAAGGACAACGAAGCTGGTGCCGTTGGCAACATGCTAACCTCATTCCCCAAGGGCATTGTCTCCATCGTTGGTGACTCATACGACTATGAAAACTTCGTCCGCAATATCATCGGTGGCAAGTACCGCGATGAAATCCTACGCCGCGAAGGTGTGGTCGTGGTTCGTCCCGACTCCGGCGACCCCGCCTCAATGGTTCTCCGCTCCTGCCAGTGGCTGGATGAGAACTTTGGCTCTGAGGCCAATGACAAGGGTTACAAGATTCTCAACAAGCACGTCCGCGTAATTCAGGGGGATGGCATCAATTATGACTCTGCATACGAGATTCTTGCTACGCTGGAACGTCAGGGATGGTCGGCTGACAACATCACATTGGGGGAAGGCGGCGGTGCTTTACAAGCCATAAACAGGGACACGGAGCGTGCGGCTCTCAAGGCTTGCGCGGTGGATATCGACGGTGTGTGGCATGATGTGTACAAAGACCCGAAGACAGACCCCGGCAAGGCGTCGAAGGCTGGTCACCTTGCGGTTGTCTGTGTCAATGGCGTCTACCGCACAATCCCCAAGCAGGATGGTATCATCTACACGGAAGACCGCTTGGTTCCAGTGTTCGAGAATGGAAAGATTCTGAAGCGTTATAGCTTCGATGACATTCGCGCTCGTGTTGTGGCTAACGACATCACAGAGAGTTAAACACTGTTTCTAGTTGTTTTGGTACGATGCCCCCTTAACTGTACCAACTGGCCGAAAGAAGTGTATGAGGGGGGTCAGATGTACAGTTACATGGGTGTGCGGCATTTCTTAGTCTTCGACCTGTTCTGGATAGTTACCCCGGATGGGCTGGAACCTTGCGCTAAAAAGGCATAACCGGATACGAGCAGTTCCCGGTAGCGTTAAATTTGGACAAATTAGTGGGGCTCTATGAGCGAAATGTTTAAGAGATGGTGGAGGCGATTAACCTACAAGCCCAAGCCCGGTGAAATTTGGTATTTCAAGACCGGAGACAGAGGCCCGTTCCCCCCTAAAAGGGGGACTAAGAATGTGACAGTCCTATCCTGTAAGGACGGCTATGTTAATTACAAATTCAACGATTCCTTCTTATTTCAAGACGAGGTTCTGTCGTTGTCCTCGTTTAAGTTCACCTACTTTCTCCCTGAGTTACGCTAACCTCCGTGAAAGGAAAAAATGAAATTTCCAGTCAAAGAAATAAAAGACATTGACCTTGTGTTTGGTGGCGGTGCTATGAAAAAACTCATGCCCCCGTACTCTTCTATTCCCGAAGAATTCCGTGATGGCAGCAACAAGTGGCTGACCTTTCAGCGGGATTGGTTTTTCTCAGGAATCAAAAACCTAAAACTATCTCCCAAAGAAGGCATAGATTCGGCAAAGGCTTTCCGGCATCTTCGCGCCATTCAATCATCCTTCGAGCCGAAGCATGAGCATAAGGAAGCCGCTGTGGCCTATTTAGCGTCGCTATGGTTCGATGACGTTTCCTACGACAAAGGCGAACGTTCATAAGCGGGACGCTGCACCCTCCCAGAGAGGCGAATGCGGGAAAAACTCAAGAGCATAATCCCCTTGTCGGCTGAAGATGAGTATTAAGAGGTATGAAATTTGAACTTGACATCAGTGATAAAGCCCTTGAAGAGGAGCCTGAGTTAGAACAATTCGCTCAGGCGCTACAGTACATGATGAATCGAATGATTGTTAGCCACTTCAAGTATGACAACATGTCCGACAAATACCCCGACTCCACTTCTGGAATCGGACTCATTGAGCAACGGGTTAAGCTCTACAAAGAATCGGGCAACATAGAGTTTTGCCTTGACGCCGCCAACGGGGCAATCATCGAATTCCTCTACCCCGGCCATGAGAAAGCCCATCACGAGTCCCGAGAGACTCGCACAGTGTCCCCCGGACTAGCTTGGAAGGAAGAGTAAAGTCTCCCCATGACCAAGAAAAAGAAACCCGAAACCGACAGAGCAGCTATCAACCGACTCAAGAAGAGTATGGTAGGGCTGCATAACAAAGAATTGCAAGCCATGGCTCCCCACCTACCCGGGGCAATGAGGATTATCACCTATGGCTTCTCGGTACTGGATTCAGCGGCAAAGGTGAAGGCTCCTCGTGGTATCAAAATTAAAGAGTTGAAGTTGACGGCGGCGAATAAAGAGTTGAAGTTGACGGCGGCGAATCCTAAGGCCATCGCTGATCTGGTCTGTGCCAACTGGATTCTGGGAATAGTAAAAAAGTTCATCAAAGCCGAGCAAGGTTCAAATTGTTGACAGGGTCGCACTCGGAAGGTATATGGTATATGGGGTTACATCCCCGGAAAGTCTCGGGGTTCGATTGAAATAGATTGAAACAGTGGGCTGGCGACAACGAGCGTCGAAAGTTAATCCCCGGAAAGTCTCGGGGTCTGATTGAAACAGTGGGCTGGCGACAACGAGCGTCGAAAGTTAATCCCCGGAAAGTCTCGGGGTCTGATTGAAAGTGGGAGCATCAAGAGACTTTCACCCTCTCTAGTAGGGGTTTTCCCCTCGGGGGTAAAAAGTGATTACACTCAGCCAAAATAAGCCGTTAGGCCCGGGGGATTTGAACATCCTCATTCGCGATGCCAATGGTGCGTTAGTAGACCCCATCAATCTCACCTATAGTATTTTTCAGGTCAGCACTCAGATACCCACCGTGGGAGCAAGAGCCTACGAGTACGACCTCATTCAGCCCAGTGGTATGAAGGTAAGCGACCCCTACACACTCCAGAACCTCACGCTGGTCAGTCAGCCTAAGCAAGTGCCCACACGCTCGTCACAGGGGGCTTACTACATCAATATGACCGTCCCCAACTGGCAGGGTATCTACCGGATTGTCTGGTACATCATCGAGTACCCGGACGGACCGGAGAACTCCCGGTTCGAGGATTTCGTGGTGCAGGAAATCGACCCGACTTCCAACTCATGGGAAGCCCCCTCGACCATCATTGCCCAGAAGCGAGTGACCACCAACAAGTACGCCCCGGCCATCATGTACGTCCGGGAGTTGCTCAGTGACACCAACCCAGACCGGAACTACCACTTCCGACCCCCGACTCCAAGTAAGGTAGTCGCTGGGTACACATCTCGCTCTGGGTATATCTGGCTGGACTCAACCATCCTGTCCAATCTGGATATGGCGATTGGTTTCATGAATTGGTACAACCCGAAGAATGTCACCCTCTACACGCTCGACACGGTGCCCCGCGAGTGGGGCATGACGGCAGCTCTTGAAGCGGCTTCCTTCTGTCTGACCGGAGAGTCGGCACGCTGGGGGGCTGAGGAGTTTTCTTACAGTTTGAATGGTGTCTCTCTCGATATCAACAAGCAGAGCCTCTATCAAAGCCTTGGCGATACTTACCACCAGCGATTTGAGTTGATGGCTGAAAAAGTTACCGCCTGCCGTCCTTACTCTGTGGGTTTAAGACAACAGCGTTGGCTACTGGGGGCCTTAATTCCCTTGCTCTGTGTGCTACCGCAGGTGCTTCATATATTCAGCAGCAGTGTTGGATGTTAACTAGCAAGCCCTTATTAGAGAGGTGACCGTGGAAAAGACCGCATGGCAGGTTGGAAAAATCAGGGATGCCCATTGCTACCTTTGGGTCTATAAGAGCCACCGACTGACGCTTACCGATAAGCACAAGTGGCACTCTTTTTATGATAAAGAGTCCGATGACCCGCTACATGATGCATGGCGTGGGTTGGTCATCGTGTTCCCAAAGCAAAAGGTAGGTCACGTCTTTTGTTATCACGAAGACACCCACTCGGACGCAGAATTCATCCCCAACGACGTTTGGCAAGCCATGAAGCACAAGTTCTCGGGGTACACCCTTTTTGAAGAGCACGGCCTCTACCTCAGTGGCCGCATGAATTTTGTGGGGGATTTTATCGACACGCATCGGACTCCCCCGAAAGCAAAAGCGATGCACGCAAGCATCCGCTTCTACAGTAACGCCTTGTTGCAATATCCGGTAGTGAAGCACGCTGGGTTTTACTCCCACGAAGACCTCGACCATTATGACTCGGAACTGGCTCACAACCTCCTTGAGTTACATGATGAGATTTTGAACAATCCGGTTAGGGACTACGACTCCTCGAATCCGATGTCGGTGCGTCGGTACTACAACTACACCATGAAGTCATTGAAAGACCGACTATACGTGGCGATTAGACGAGCCCTCCCAGCGTTGGATAAGACAACAGAAACACACATTGTTTTACATCTGAAGAGTGCCAAGGCGAGTTTCAATAGAGCTGAAGTTTCTCACCTAGAAGATGACTTAGTTAAGGTAGTAAAGTATCTTGAAGAGGGTTTCTCTACCCTGCACGCCGCCGTAGACATAATTCGGGACAGCACTCGGAACGTCCCCAAGGTCAACCACCTCTGGCTAAAGCCAGAGGCTTGCAGCAGACAACAAACCAAGTTGTCTGCCCGAGACTAAACGGTTGACTAGACAAGTCGAGTTCCAGTTAAGTCTGGAATCGCAAACTGAATCGACTGGACGTGGTAGTCCACAGAATGCTGAGAATGCTTCTCTAGTTTTCAGCCGCTTCGTCGGGCAGTGTCGAAGAGATGTACAAAGGAGGGCTTACAGCCCAATGTTATTCGTTCCTGTTGTTGATGTTAACCAAAATCCGCTGATGCCGACCACAGCCAACCGTGCTGCGTCGTGGATTAAAACTCGCAAAGCCACGCCTTTCTGGAAGCGGGGAATTTTCTGTGTCCGTCTTAACATGGAACCTTCCGCCAGAGAGAAACAACCGATAGCTCTCGGGATTGACCCCGGCAGCAAGTTCGAGGGTTTCAGTGTAGTGTCAGAGGCCCACACGTTTGAGAATTTGAACGCCGAGGCCGTCACGTGGGTCAAGGATGCAGTTGAGACTCGCAGAAACTTGCGTAGGTCTAGGCGCAACAGAAAGACTCCGTACCGCCAATGTCGTTGGAATCGTGGAGTTGGATTCAGACTTCCGCCTTCGACAAGGGCACGCTGGGGTTGGAAATTGCGTATTGCTAACTGGCTCCAGAAAATGTATCCCATCACCACATTTGTGGTGGAGGATATCAAAGCACGAACCAAGAAATACAAGGATGCCTACAAAGCGTTCGGGCAGGAACAGGGTGCAGCAAAGGCTTTCAACGGCAACTTCAGTCCGCTCGAAGTAGGCAAGAAATGGTTCTACGCCGAGTTGGGCAAACTGGGACGTGTGGAAACAAGAGAAGGTTGGGAAACCTTCGGGATGCGGACACAGATGGGCCTCAAGAAGCTCAAGGATAAATCCTCGAAGAGTTTCTATGCACACTGTGTCGATTCGTGGGTGCTCGCCAACTGGTTCGTCGGAGGGCACGTAAAACCAGAAAATACACGGGTTCGCACTATCACCCCGTTGCGGTTTCATCGCCGCCAGTTGCATGTTCAGAATTTCGCAGAAGGCGGCATCCGTAAGAACTACGGCGGGACGCAAAGCATGGGTTTTACCCGTGGGTCGCTGGTCAAGCACATCAAGAAAGGTCTCGCCTATGTCGGCGGGACGAGTTCTGGGCGCATTAGCCTGCACGATGTCAGTACAGGCAAACGCATGGGTCAGAACTTTAAGCCAGAAGATTGCAAATTTCTGGCGTTTAACACATGGAGAACGCTGCTCCTCCCCGCCGTAAACGGCGAGGTTCCGCAGCGTAAAATCAGATGATACCAAACCTTATAGTTATGAATTCCAGTTACTGTGGAAGCCGGGATTTGTGGTGGGTGGATGACCCAGCCTCTACTAAAGGTTACAACCTTTACCGAGCCTTTGACTATCCGACTAACTGGGTTAAGCTGAACGCCCACCCATGGCTAGGGCACTTCTACCGTGACCAAGTTTGCCTAGAAGAGGTAACCTACGTCGTGCAGGAGAAAGACTGGCGGGATGACGGTAGATTGGGTAAATGGGGGTTCAAACTACCAGAGCCCATCTACTCGGATGTGGTGACAGGCCGCCCCACTATCGCCAACTCCCCGGATGATGTGCAGGTGTTTCTGGACGGCGTTCCTATGCGCCCGGTGATGGTGGTAGGAATCGACCAGACCGTCTGGCTCCAGAGAGACAACACCCTGCCCTATGGTGGTGGAGTAAGCGCTCAAGCCCAAGCGTACACAGACAACATCAATATTACGGATTACTCTGGGGTAAAGGAGATCAAAGTAATCTACAAGAGGTTGGCGAACTACGTTGACATTTATACTTCAATGGTTCGCACATTCTACTGCGTGGTGCCCATCGGCGACCACGGCGAGACGCACCCACCGGGAGCCCCGGGCACTAAAGTTGTAAACACCATGGAGGTTGACCAACTCACTTGGGAATACCGCGAGATGATTAACCGCAATCAGTGGCTATTCGAACAAGTGGGCGAACCAGCCTATATCCTATTCCGTAAGACTCGGGGCGAAATCTGCGCTTGCCGAGGCTCTGAGTCTGGCTTAGGACAGCCGCGCACGGGGTGTCCCTCCTGCTTCGAGGTGGGGTTTGTAGGGGGATACTACGGCCCTTATGACATTACTTACGTCCCGCCCGACTCTGCTCTTACTCGTGAATTGGATGAAGGCGGGGGTATCAAATCTACTCGTGAATCTCGCGGGTACCTCGGCCCGACTCCAATTACACAAGATGGTGACCTGATTGTTCGCCGCAACGGTGAACGGCTGGTGGTTTCTGGGGTGACCTATAAGGCTCCTCGCGGGATTCTTCTTCAACAGGACTTTAATACAAATCTTCTCAATCCAGGGGATACCCGTTATCTGATCCCCCTCAACACCGGGCTACCTACCGTTTACGACCCGATTATCCGCAATCCCCTCCAAGGGGGTGAGCCCGGAGCGCAGACGGGTAACGGAGAACCCGTCTGGGATGCCAGATTGCAGCCGGGAAAGGTTTGGGAGAATGAGGTGGAGATTCCAATAGGCCGAAGCGTAGTGTTTGGAAAAATTCAACGATGATGGAATAGGAGCCAGCACAGTGTTCAAATCAAAATTACTCAATAAAACTAGTGGATTTCTGGATTACTTCAGACTTCACGTGGACAGCGCTAAACAGCTTCTGGGCATTCTTCAGCAGATTGACAATGGTGTGGGGGATGCGGAGATGTTCAGGATGGGCAAGGCTTTGGCCAAGAAAATTGGCATTGCCAAGGAATGGAAGGAATTTGTTGAGGGGGACGACCCCGAGATAGCGTTCTACCAACTTGGTCGAAGCCTTCGTAAATATATCAACGCTATCCAACGTCGTATTGACCACGTCAACGACCACGTAAAAAAGTAACTACTCAGCCCTATACAGGGAGTACCACAATGAAATTTGATCTCGATTCTTTGGTAAAGACTGCACGTGTCCTATGTGAGGATGAGCAGGTTAACACCGACTCAGAGCTACAATCTATAGTCGGTGACCCAAATGACGCACGGGTGTCCACCTTTGTCCAGTTCAAGCCAAACCCCGGCTCCATACAATTGCCGAATCCCCTCTCGGTGTTTGAGGGTGACGATGTGTTTTTTGGATACATGATCCCGGGAGCCACTTTTCAAGCTCATGACGGTTCTGAGTGGAACATACTAGGGTACGGCAGTAATGATGACATCGAAATTGAAAATCGCTGGTACCCGAGATTAACCGGGCACGCCAGCCTTTGGGATATACGAAGGTCAATTCATCAATGGATAGAGCCTATTCAGCAGATTGTGCCCCCTCCTCCTCCCGGCGTGGACTACTCCTCTCAACTTGTGCGGGTGGCTGACAAAGGTGGAGTTGGCCATGCGGATGAGAATACGGGTAGTGTTAAGAGTATGGGAGTACCGTCAAGCTGGTAAGCTGAATGATTGAACTATGGGTGCCTCTCATAGGGGCACCCATGTTTATCTACAAAATAACCAACAAAATCAACGGTAAAGTCTACATTGGAAAAACGGTTCGTACAGTTGAGCAACGGTGGGCACAGCACTTAGCTGATGCACACAGGAGAAGCTCTCCCCTCCTTCATAACGCCATTCGTAAGTACGGTTCTGACGCCTTCAATATCTCCATACTCCACGAGGTGTCTACTCTCCCCGAATTGTGGCGGCTACGAAAACAACAAACTTCGAATAAAGGAGCGGCACAATGCTAGACCTCACGGGCGCAAATTTGATGTCGTATCTTTTGAGAGTCATTACTGACGCGGTGAATCGTAACCCGAGGTTCAAGAGCACACTGGGAAAGGTTACTTTCTCTGACAGTAGTATGGTTATGTGGGGCGATGTCCGAATATCAATTAAGGACATCTCCACCCAAGGCAACCGGCTCTCCCCTGACTATTTTATGTGCAAGCAGTATGGCCGTGCCCTCGCAGCCAAGGTGGAACAGTGTGACGGCTCGTTTATCGAATGGATTCAAGAGACAGACAAAACCCGGCTTACTCCTGAAGCAGGTGTCTACTATATTAATGTAGACTCAGTTGACCCCAAGACCAACAATGTGGGAGTTACTATCCACCAGTACCGCTGGAAAGAGGGCGGATTTAAGAACGCCCAAGGGTCGGTGGCCTATTTGAGCCCCTCGGTGGACGGCACAACACTTACTGCTTCAGATGCTGCCACTGGGCTCCCCGTTCAAATTGAGGGATTTCTGAGTTATGTATTCTTGCTTCAGCCCGTGACAACTTTGGTTCTGAACCAAGGAACAACAACCCTCACTCCAATGGTTGACTATTGGTACCAGAGAACTGTGAGCACAGTGGTCTACCCCGCTCTGGCTACTGGCACAGAAACAATGATAGCCATACCGGGTGGGTCTTCGGTAATCTCTTTCTCTCTCACCGACCAGACGGGCTACAAGCTGCGTCTCGGTATCGACTACAACATCTGCGGTTTCAACCGCGTGCAGCTTAGTGAGTACACCCCTTCCGGTTCGACTATTACCGCCAACGTGGTGATGAAGGCCGACCCCGCCTCCGTTGTTGGAACGAACCCGGAGAATATCATTCCGTTTGGCATCCTCCCCACCGAAACTATTGGACAGGTGTTCATTCACACCAGCTCAGGTGACTACCTGAACGTGGATGCGAATTTGGATGGGACTTATACCCTCCCAACATTGCTGAAGCCGGGTGAGTGGGTACGTTGGGAGGTTCGTATCGACGCGGGGCAGACCCAAGCAGTGGCCAAGAAGTACAACCTCAATAGCAACATCATCCCCGGCCTCAACCTCGCCATGGGTGACTCAGTCCTCGTGGGTGACCAGATAGCCATTATTGTCTCCCCGACTGTTACCGAGACCTATGAGGTATTCGGTTCGAAAGAAAGCTTGAACTTCACCATCGAGGTTAGAGCTAACGACCTACAGACCTCCTCAGATATTAGCGAACTCCTGAAACAGCAGCTCCTTGTTATGCGTCGGGAGAATATGGAGGCAGACGGGGTGACCATCTATGATATGCCCCGCTCCTACCGTGGGGAACAGCGTGACCCATCAGGCACCGCACCCAGCTACACCTACACCATCACAGTCACTGCGGCGGCGGATTGGAAGGTCTACCGCCCGTTAGTTACTAGACTTACCCACCTTGAGGTCACTGAGACCGCGTATGTTAATGACTTTCAAGGCAAGATACAGTTAGCCCCCCAGATGAGGGCTTTTGGGACAACTTCTTTCATAAGTAGTTATTCTTAAAATAGCGAAACAACTAGGCATACCCATCAGCACTGCGTTTTTCTGGGGTAAAGGACAGATAGATGAGAGACAACGAGTAGGAAATCAACTTCCTACTGCTCATTTAGACGATTGAAAGGTGATTATGGCCAAGGAACTATATCGTTGTGAACCGTGCAACTTTGAGTATGAGTATCTTTATTTCAGTGCTGCACCTCGAAATATGCAAAAACCTATCCCGCCTTGCCCCATTTGTAAGTTGGCGTTAGTCCAGAAGGAGCCACCAGCGACTGTGGAGGATTACTTCTACACATGCCATGTAGAAGATGGCGGCTGTGGGGCTGCATTAAGTTTTGAACTACCCATCGGGACTCGTCCGAAGACAATGGTATGTCCAGTTTGTAGGTCAGTAGCAAAACCAAATCCAGCGGGTTTCTCCATTGTTCATGGCAATTCTACGACCAAGGGAGTCAGTGTTGACGTGCTCATTGGACGAGATTCCGATCAGCGTTGGAACAAGATTCATGACCGTAAGGCAATTCGCGACAAGTTCCGGCAGGAAACGGGTAGCCAAGCTTTAAACCTCACCGTGGACGGTAAGGGGAATGTATACGGAAAACCAATTCAGGGAAAACTAGAGTCAGTGGTAGTCCCTGAGCACACGGTAAACAAAGATAATCGTCAATGAACATTGTTAATTACCGTACAAAAAAACGAACTTTCAACCTCACTACTGAAGGTCATTCAGCGGCTGTTGGTCGCTAGGAGAAATCAATATGGCACTTTTTGGCTCGTACGCCCAGCCCGGTGTTTACACGTCGGTGGTTATAGACGACGGGGGACAGCCCCTGTTCGGTGACGCCCGCATTCCCGTTATTATTGGTGAGGCACCGCTTTACTTTGCTGGCCCAGCCCAGACCAATGTGGAACTCCACCGTGGTTCCTCTTCAGTTGCCGACGACCAAGTGGTCAACGAGAACATTTCTGACCAAGCAGGTATTGGAACTCAATACTTCATCGGGACGACTCAGTACACTAACACCACTGGCCGTTTCTTCAACACGACCTACTTTCCAGTGGTCGCGGGAGACGGAACAGGAACAGTGACCAATGATGTAACCAAGATTCAGGTTACAGCAGATGGCGTCCCCGTGACGGTCATCTCCCTCAATGGCACCACTGGCCAGTTCGCCACTCAAGACATTGTACTTGCAGGTGCCAACCTTGAAATTTCCTACTACTTCAAGCGCACGGACACCTTGATTTCAACTGAGAATCTGACGCCTCAGATTCCTGTCTATGCCAGCCTGACGGTTGCCTCTGCAACGGTAGGCTCCAGTGTCACCCTCACCACCAAGCTCCCCGGTGCAGTTGGCAACCTTGTGAACCTCACTTTCGTGGCAGGTACCCCGGTTGTAGACGCCCTTGCTGTGAGTGGCTACGGCACCAACAACATCACGATTAACATCTCCAAGGTTGGTGGCACCCGCACTGTGGTTGACCTACAGAATCTGGTCAATGGCAGCGGAATCCTCACCGCCTCGGCTGGCTATCTTGTAGCAGCGAACGCGGTGGGAACTGGACTACTGGTCGCCTCCTCTGGAACACCAGTGGCAGCCTCCTTCCTTACGGGCGGAGCAGGTCCGAACAGCAACACAGTCTTCAAGGTAAAGAATGTTCCCATCGTAGACGGAACCAATGGCGGCGTGGTTACCACCACGACCTCAGATGTTACCGCGTACCTGAACAGCATACCCGTTGCGGTGTCGGCAGTAGACGGGCTTAACGGTCTGGTCACTCTGGCTACTCCGGTACCTGCGGGTTCGCAACTTACCGTCACCTACTACACGAACAACTACCAGAACACCTACGACTTGCTCCCGGCTTCAAACGTCGCCAGCATCACGATGGTGGGTCTCGGTCCTGACCGCAGCGATTACATCTTGGATACTGACTACGTCCTCGGTACTGATGCTACGGGTAACGGGATCATCAACTGGGGTTGCTCCAGCTCAGTTTCTTCCGGGGTCGCTACCTCGGGTTATACCGCCTTCGGCCCGACCCAAATTACCACCACACTGGTTGACGAAAAGCTATACCTCCAGTTTGTAGGTACTGGGGACGGAACCAAGACCGCCTTTACCTTGTCGGATTCCCCGACGGATGGCTCTGGCTTGGATAAGGCCACTGATGACCCAAGCAAGATTCAGGTTTACGTTGGAGTTGACCCCAACGAAGCCATGATTTCTGGTGTAGTGTCAGTTGCTCAGCTCGACGGAGCCACAGGCGTAGCCACCCTATACAACCCCCCTCAAGCTGGTCAGAATGTGTATGTCACCTACAACCGTAACACCCTCAACGACCATGCCTACACGGTATCGGTTGTCACCCCGGGGGCAACTGGTCAGGGAACTTATACCATTACCGATGAGTTGGGCAATGTACTCCCGGTGGTTTCCGTCACCTCCGGTCCGAATGAGCCCGTAGGGAACTTCACCAACACCGGAATCGTGTGGCCGAATGCTATCTCCGACCTCTACGCTGCTCCCGGTGCTGTTCCTGAGATTGTTACTTTGACCTTCATTGCTGGCCCAACAGGAGGACCAACCGACCTCAGTCAGGTTCCAATCCCTGCGACCGTCACGACTCAAGGTATCCGGTTCACAGCCTCCACTCCCGGTTCGGCGGGCGATCAAGTCAGCATTGTCTTCACTTCGTCCACCCAAGGAACTCCTGACGGCTCTGCTGTTACGGTAGCTGGGGATGTGGTTACCATTGACATTAACAACGGTACGTCAACCCGCACGATTGCCCACGTAATCTCCCTGTTCCCATCTGTTGCTACTACGGATGGTGGTGTTATTCTGGCGGCTTCAGATGGGGTAACAGCGACTTCTGGTCAAGTCGTCATCGCTTCCGCAGTTCCTCTGGCGGGTGGTGTAGACCTCACGGCCAACACCTACGCGAACTGCTTCATGGTTACCTCATCGTTGGCAACTGGTGGTTCTGAAGGTATCGGTTATTTGGGTCAGACTTACATCGACGCCCAGACGAACCTGAAGTTCACGATTGTTGACCCGTACCAAGCATTGAACTACGGTTACACCATTCGACCAAACGGCTACTACTTCGCACCGGGCGACAAGCTCTACTTCACGGTTGCACAGACGCCCCGTTACACGGGCTCGACTTACTTCCCGTACGGTGCAGCAGTACCGAATAACCTCATTGCGATTCCGGGTCTGTACACTAAGGTGGTCACGACTTTCGGTTCGAACGCGGGTGATACGGCTATTATCGACACCTTCAACAAGTCCGGTGATGAGCCTAACGTTGGTGAGTTTTACTATGTCTCCTTCACGGTTGCTAAGACCGCAGCGGACATGGCAATCAAGATTTACACCAACGTAGCCGATGCCTACGCGGCCTACGGCCAGCCCTCCACGGTCAACCGTTTGTCGCTGGGTATCCAGTTGATGAACCAGAATGGTGCTCAAGTTTTCGGAGCCATTCAGGTACCTCAGCAGACTGGGATGAACACCGCTTCGGACGCAGCTTTCATCGCTGCACTTCAGACACTGACCGTCGCTCTTCCGGGTTCGGCATACAAGGCTGACATCATCATTCCGCTGACCACATCACTGACTGTGCAGCAGTTCTTGAGCCGTCAACTTACCACTCAGGCAACTGTCCGCAACAAGGGTGAGGCTATCGGGTTTGTGGGCTTCAACCAGTTCACCACCCCAACAGTTGCACGCGGTTACGCCCGTTCGCTAAAGAATGCACGTATCATGGCAATCGGTACCCCAGTCGCAGGACTTGAGATTACCGACTCGCAGACAGGTGTAGCAGTCGAGTATGCGGTATCCGGCGAGTTCATGGCGGCGGCACTGGCTGGCTTAAACGCCAACCCGTCCAACGATGTGGCTACCACCCTTACTAACCAAGAGTTGGTCGGGTTCACCCGCCTCCTCACGAAGTACGATGACACCACGATGAACCTGATGGCGTCGGATGGTTTGATTCTCCTGACCGACAACAACGGAGCACTCAACATCCGTCACTACAAGTCCACCGACCCGAGCAACCCGATTACCTCGGAACCGACCTGCACCACGGTTACTGACTATGTCCGTCAGGGCTTCCGTGCTGGCCTACAGCAGTTCATTGGCCGCAAGCTGGTGGATGCCTTGGTAACCGACATCACCACCGTGTGCAACTCGCTCCTACGCAGCTATGTATCGAACGAGATTATCACCGGGTACAAGAACTTGAGTGTGGTACAAGACCCAGACGACCCGACGACAGTCGATGTCACCGTATCGTTCAAGCCGATGTTCTCACTCCTGTACATCAGCGTGACATTTACCGTCACGACGACACTCTGATGGATAGAGTAAAAGCATGTATGAAGTGTGGTTTAGAGAAGTTGTCGATAGTCGCCAACTTCTCTAAACCCTCCAAAGCTGCGGATGGAGACCACCTTCAAAAGTTAATTACATACCTTGAGATGAAACCTACGGTTTCGGTAATGGCGGTGACAGTGTGAAAGTGCATACCAACGTAACGCAAGCCAACGGTGTTATCAGCCTGACAGTTCAGGTGACATTTGTTGGGGACATGACTGACACCAATGACCAAGCCCTGATTGCGGCTCTTGGCGACCCTGAAGTCAACATTGCGGGGATGTTTACAGACCCCTCAGACCCGACTTTTACGTTTCAAATGCCCACTACGGAATTGTATACAGGGGTAACAACACAACTTTCGTCCAAAGTAGCTCGATTCATGTTGGCGTTACCCGCTTCGAGTAATCCCAACCAGCCGTGCCCCCGACAGGGTCCGCTGGATGTGATTACACCTAACCCCGCTCGTGCCGCTAAGGTCTGGCAGGGGCAGGTACTGACAATGATTACGGCTGCGATGTCAGCCCTACGTGCGAAGACGCTGGTTCCGGCGATACCGGACGCAACTGTTTAAGTTGGAGGGATAAAGATGAGTTCGAGACTAATTGCCCGTCGTCGTTATAAGAAAGCCACCGTGCTGGTATCCCCGCAGAGTTTTGAGAAGGCTATTGCGGACGCCGACAGAATCTCGACCCAGCTCTTGACTTCCGACCCAATGAGTCAGGACTTAGACCAGATCGAAGAGGCACTCTCATTTTTGGAGCAAGTAAAACAGCAGGCTCAACAGGGAGCGTCCACTCTTGAGGATTATTTGGACGATGTAACCAACCCCCAAATTGCTAGAAGGGTCGAAGAAAGCATTCAAGTGATTAACAACATGGCCAATAAAAGCGGAAGTTCAGTGCAGCAACAGCCCGATGTTCCAGTAGTAGCCTCCGGTAGTGATAACTGGGTAACTGACCGTGACACGAAAGTGGAAAAGGTTGAAGTTCCTCAGGTTGCTGTATCGGCCTCTCGCAAGAAAGCTGCTCCAGTGCCAGTCGCCGCCCCAGCCCCAATAGCCCCACCTGCGCCAGCGCAAGCAGCACCCGCAAAGAAGCCCAGCACGGACATTAAACAGCTTTCAAGTGACACACTTGCCAAGATTCAGAAGGCCCTTGCCGCTGCTGAAGACCTGATGAACGACAAGACGGCTCAAGCGTTCATTGCTGCTATTGCGGAAGAGCTAATGAATCGTCCGATAGAGCAAGAAGATGTTCCCGCACCTAAGGCTGCGACTTTCAAGGGGCTAAATCTAGCCGCTTACGAAGGCTCATGGATATCTGACGAAGACACCGGAGAAATCCTTGAAGGTGGCGAACGTCTCCCTGAAATCGCAAAGGCACGCAAGCTCAAGGAAGACAATACCGGAATCACGTTACCTCCAACTGAACTCCCCTCGAAGTTTGCCTCGGAGATGACAACCCAGAAGGCACTCAAGTTGAGTGACCGTCTGGCCGACCAGCTCAAGAGCCTTTACCTCGAAGCCAAGGGTGTTACCGAGTCCAATGATTCCCGCCCGGTGCGTGAGGCTGTAGAGGCTATCTACCGTGCCTATGACCTGTTTGGAGAAGCCTCCAAGGTTCTGAACAAGCAGCAGATGCAGGAAGAGGCTGAAGCAAAAGCCCTTGAAGTAAAAGAGCAGAGCAAAAAGAGTTCGCTGCTGATGGGACTTAAGTTGGCTGCTGAAGAATTTGATGACCGTTCGTAGTACGAGCGCAAGCCCAGACATTTGTCTGGGTTAGCGAGCCACCACACAGATAGGAGGAGAGATGCTAAAGACATACAAGTACAAACTACAACCCAACAACAAGCAGAAGCAAGCACTCTCCCAAACTCTGGGTGTGTGCCGAGAACTCTACAACATGGGGTTGAAACAACGGCGTGGACAACGCATAGGTCAGTTCGAGCAGATGCGACAGGTCACGGCACTCAAGAAAGAGTTTCCTGAGTACCAGACTGTTCATGCTCATGTCCTACAAAATGTCATCAAGAAACTCAACCGTTCATTCGAGAACTTCTTTCGCCGTTGCAAAGAAGGTGGCAAGGCTGGCTTTCCACGGTTCAAAGGCAAGGACAGGTACGACAGTTTCCAGTTCAACAACACGGGCTTCAGTCTCTCAGGCCGCTACCTTCAGTTGTCGAAGATAGGCAATGTGAAAGTGCGCCTGTCAAGAGAACTGCCAGAAGGTGCAGTCATCAAGACTTGCACTGTGAAGCGGTCTGTTTCGGGTTGGTTCTGCACACTCACATTTGAGTACGAACCTACGCCACTGCCTGTCAACACAGATGCGATTGGCATTGATGTCGGCATCGAGAACTTTGCAGCACTCAGCGATGGGACGATGATTCCCAACCCACGCTTCTACGAATGTGGACAGGCTGAACTGCGGATAGCACAACGTAAGGTTGCACGCCGTAAGAAGGGCAGCAGTCACCGCCGTAAGGCTATAGTCCTGTTGCGGAAAGTCCACGAGCGTATCACAAACCGTCGTCAGGATTTCCTGCACAAGACTACGACTGCGCTGGTCGCCAAGTTCGGCACCATCGTCGTAGAGAATCTCAACGTGAAAGGTTTGGCTCAGGGAATCTTGAGCAAGCAAATCCATGATGCAAGTTGGTCAACGTTCTTCAACTTCCTTTCCTATAAAGCGGCGGATGCTGGTAGGAAAATCGTTGGAGTCAACTGTGCTTATACGAGCCAGACGTGTCCTGCTTGCGGTACGAAGAAAAAGAAGTCGCTGGGCGAACGCAAACACAATTGCGAAAAGTGTGGATACACCACACATCGGGATACAGCAGCAGCACAAGTTATTTTGGCTCGGATGGAGCCATCATTCGCTAACACGCAGGAAGTAATCTGTGTGTAGAGTGAGAATCCCAGAGTTTACTCTGGGAGCATCAAATTGTTCCGAATTAAGTACACACCCCAATCGAAAGTTGAAGAATGCGTTCAACAAGTATGGGGAAGTTAGTTTTGAGTTCGAACCCATCATTTATTGTACTGAGTCTGATCTATTGATACAGGAACAGTGGGCTATAGACGCCTTTAGCGCCTGTAAATGCGGGTATAACATAGCACTGAAGGCGGATAAACCCCCGGCAAATAAGGGGGTTAAGAAATCGCCAGAGCATAGTCACAAAGTTAGTCAGTCTCTTATAGGAAAGAAACTATCTGACTCTCATAAAGAAGCCCTCTGTAAGGGGTGGGACAAACGCAGGGCACATGGATTAGGCACTCACACAGAGGCTTTCAAAGTTGCAGTTGGAAACCAGTTCCGAGGATGTAAGCAATCGGAAGAGTGGAAACAAAAGAAGGACGCTGCTAATCGACTAGCTGCTAAACTTCAAAACCCAGAGTGGCGTCGATGGCTGGGACGTAAAGGTGCTGCCATACAAAATGGTCGTACTTTTATCGAACCAGAGCCACCTCGACATTTAAGCAAAGGAGAATTACAAAATGGCTGAAGGTGGCTTAATAGCTAGGCCACAT